CACTTCCTTGTTTCATAAGGAGGGAATACGGGCCGCTTGAACCAGTATCAGTAGTCGCGTTTTCAAAAATAAACCATGCCGTAGTCGTATCTGGAGCAATGGTTATTGTACAGTTCTGGGCTAATGAACCCGTAAACTTGATGACACGGAACATCCCGTCCTGAAGATTTTCCGTTCCGGCACCAGGAGAGGCTTCTCTAACCGTTAAGGTAGCCGTAGAAGCATCTGAAAGTGCAACCGCTTTATAAGAAGTTACCCTATCTAAAATATCAAAGTTGAAATTTGTCGTAGTCCCCCAAGTCCCTGATTGTTCGCCAGTGGCGATTTCCTCAAAGCCAAAGTTTGTTGTAAATGAAGATACCATAATTTTGCTCCTATGCCGCTATATCTATCCAGATTGTTCCGCTTGATGTATCAATATCACTCCAAACCATTGGAGTGCTAACTGATCCAATTGCTTCCACTCCTGTAACATCAAATACAACTCCAAATCCTACGTTTCCTATTTGACCTGCCGCTTGAACCCCTGTCGGTAGTACCCCAGCCCCATGAATAAGAGTTACAGTTCCAATAGCACTTGCCGCTTCAACTCCAGTTTCTATGACGACGGCAGGATCGCCCCAGACACTGCTGCCCCAAGTAGATCTCCCCCAACCTGTTATAAGATCGTCCTGGAAAATAATAGTTCCAGTAGACCCAGTTGCTTCAACTCCCGTAACAGCTATTGTTTGAACAATAACAACTGTTTCACTTCCTATAGCTCCAGCAGCCTCAACTCCGGTTACTTCAATAACACCGTTAGTTCCCCAAGCTCCATTCCCCCACGTTTCTCTTCCCCATCCAGTAAGCGAAGCCACAGCAAAGTCCTTATGCTAAACGAATAAGTGCATTATTCGCGTCATTAGCTGGATATTGGATAGTAAAATCACCCGCGCTAGATGATTTATCCCCCCCAAAGTCAAGTACACAAACACTTGGTAAAGCCGCATGAGTAACATCGCCGCCCGTTCCGGCTGTACTTAATGTAGAATTATAAATAACAGCACATCTTGCATTAGCTATAGTAGAAGTAGCCCAAGTCGTATTTGCAAAATCCAGAAAAGCGACTGGAACACTGCTACTGTTATCGGATAAACCCAGCGTCACACTTGCCAAAGCCTCTCCTCCGGCAGAGTAAGCCGTTCCGGTTACTTCATCAGTCGTCGTATATGCCGTCAAATCCTCATTTGCATCAGTTCTACTAGACGTAAACATCGCTATTTTAAAGGTATCCGCTGCAATCGAACTTGCTCCAGTTCGTGAATGAGACATCCAGAAATGAATCCCAGCGGTTATCTCTTTCTTGTAAGAACCACACATTGCTTGGTTAATAGCCATATTAAAGTCTCCTTATAATCTCTGCGATGTCATCGTGTCCCTGCTTCTTCATCAAAGCCCAAATAGTAGTTCTTTCACTTTGCGCCATTTTCTCCATATAGTAAATCAATACCTTTTTTACATCATTTCTAAATGCTAAAGCCTGTTCTTTTATAGGGGAAGGAGTTGTCTCATTTACTTGCATGATTTTATTTAATGCCATTTCAGCCATTTGCTCTGGACTATGTCCTCCATTTGTAGATGTAAAAACTTGTACCTTTCCTATTATACCAGAACCAGTAGCTTCTAACATTTATTGAACAGGTCTTCTTATTTTATCATAACGATATTCTTCTTGAACTTGTTTTGCTTCACCAAGATTTTTTAATGTTTGAAGAGCTTCGATATATCGGTCATTATATAATTTAAGTAAATCAGGTTCCCCTTTCATAAAAGTATATGCTTCTACTAAAGAACCATAAAGTAACGCTATTTGAGCATTATCACCTAACCAACTTGTTCCATCAGAAGTTGCTGTAATTGAAGCAGGTCTATAAAAATAATGTAATTCCATTGTATAATCATCATCAGGAGTAGGCGCTAAAAGAAAAGCCACATCATCCCAATTTGCATAATACTCGGGAGTGCCCGTAGTAGCTACTGCATTTGGTGTAAAATCCTGAAGAAAAGTTAAATGTTTTAAAAGAAGAAAAGTTTGAACATTACTGCTTATATAACTAAGAGAATAAGGAGCTAGAAAATCTGCAGGTTTTGTTAAAAACTTAGTACCCGAAGCTGCTGAACCAGTTACATATCTACGAAAATCTTCTAATTGAACTTCTTTTAAAATACGCTCTTCTGCATTTAAAATAAATCGTGCTAGTTGGCTCGTAAATGTAGTTTCTGTATTTTGAGCATAGTCTTGAATAGCTGTTTTAAGTGTTGTATAGGTATATGCCATTTTATGGACTCACTGTAACAGGCCCAGCAGATGCTGTAGCCCCTCCTCCCCACACACTACCCGTTCCGGCTGTTCCAGTAGAAGCAGTAAAAGTATAAAAATCATTGTCGACTTTAGTGATAGAATATCCTGCAGCAAGTTCAATGGTTGCTGCTAAAATACTATCAACATCACTGGCTTTACGAAAACGTACCGTATCTCCTGTACTTCTACCATGTCCAGGAGACCGTACTGTAAGTATTGCTGAACCTGATGAACCTGATTTAAAAGGATTATTCTGTAATAAAACTTCTACGAGGGGCTCTTTTCTATCTGAAACAGCATGTTGTAAAGCTATCGGATCAGCGATATATCTTGGCGGAGTTAATTGTGGTTGTTTTTCTTCAAATTCTGAAATATCAACTCTAAATCCCTGCCATTCAATACGCATTCGAGGATAAGGGAAAGCCACCCCACTTCTATCTGAAATAAACATAGCATATCTTCCGCTTGCAAAAGCCACTATGTTACCCTCAAGAAAGAAGCAAACGGTACAAGATTCAATGAAACTTTTTGTGTATCCTCTAGAAAAGCATTACGAAAATCTTCATCATAAACCGCTTTTAATACCGGAAGTCGATCTGGTTGCTTTTTCATTGCTATATGATAAGCTAGTCCAGAAGTTAAGCAGGGTAAAAATCTAAACGGAATATCTGCATCATCTACAGCAGCATCAATGTCTTGAATTCGGACAAACCTGTTATATACAATCTGGTCAGTTGAATTTTCAGGCGCTTGAAAAAGTGTAATGGTAGGAGTAATCAACCTATTGAAATAAAACTGACTTGTTCGCCCTTGAGTATTTTTATTGGGGATATTTAAATAAGACGCTCGAGCTATAGGGTCAATTGATTGATCGACATTATCTCTACGACTAACAGCCGATAAAATATCTATAGTTGATTGAACATCACTAAGGTCTGGATTAGCAGAAATAGTAGTAGTTGCACCACTACTAGATCCTGTAATAGTTTCAGCTGCTGTAAAAGAGCCAGAAGGTACTGTAATCGTGATTGTCGTTGATGTTGGTTTGGTAATAACGGAGGCTGTTACTTCACTTGTAGCCCCTGTTATAGTCTCGCCAATTGTAAGACTTGTTGAACTTCCTACCGTAGCAGTTATAGTACCCGCAGGATATGTAAGAATTGCAGAAGAACTGGATAAGCGAGCTACTGTTTGAATAAACTCTTCTACTTTCCAGAGATTTATTCCTTTATTGGCCCAATCAGCGAACATAAGATTTAAAGAACGGCGAGCTGTTCTAGCATCGTATCCCGTTCTTAATTCAAGGCCACAACGTTCAAATGCCTCTTCTATAATTTCTGTAGCATTAATATTAAAATTAGAGGAACCAGAAGTTGCCATCTTATGCTATCCGAGTTTTATAAAGATTAAATTTATCTCCTGTAACAGTTATCTTTTTCTTAGATAAAGGAACTGGTTTAGAAGTAACTTTCTTTTCAATCTTAATATCTGCTACTTTTTCAAATCCCTTCAAATCAATACTCCTTGATACACTCCAGAACTACGGTGTAATCATCATCAGCCGCAGCTCCCACAGTAGTGAATTTGATATCTCCAGTAGGGCTTGAAGCACTATTTACTAAGCCACCAAAGGAAGAGTAATCAAAACTACCTTGATAATCTGTTGGTAGCACTACTGCTAATACATTTGTACTAGCATCCCACAAAATGTTTAATTCAAGATTTGACGTACTAAACCATATTTTATTAATACGAACTCCGGTGCAAGCC